TATCACAAGCAATAACAAGTGTAACAAATAGATTTAAAGCTATTGAAGAAGAAAAGAAAAAAATAGAACAAGAAAAAGAACTTCAAAAATTTATTTTGGATACTGCAAAAGAGTCAGACAAATATAGTGAACAAACAATATTAAATGCACCAGTAATAGAGAAAAAAACAGAAGAAATTTTAACATTAAAATTCACGGTAAGAGGAACAAAAACAAAATTAAGAGAGTTAAAACAATTTTTAGAAAATGGAGGATACGATTATGAGTAATGAAATACAACAAAAAAATAATGAATTAATGGTCAAATTTGATATTGACGGTAATGAAATAAAATTAACACCAAGTATAGTACAAGAGTACATAGTAGGAACAGATGCAAAAATAACAAATCAAGAATTTAAACTATTTACAGAACTTTGTAAAGTTAGAAAATTAAACCCATTCTTAAGAGAAGCATATCTAATTAAATATAAAGCAGGAGTACCAGCACAATTAGTTGTTGGAAAAGATGCTATATTGAAAAGAGCAGTATTAAATTCAAATTATGATGGAATGGAAAGTGGAATTATAGTTCAAAAAGACGATGGAACAATAGAAGAGAGACAAGGAACATTTAGATTAGGAACTGAACAACTTGTAGGTGGTTGGGCTAGAGTGTTTAGAAAAGATTGGTCACACCCTACATATTCAAGTGTAAGTTTTAACGAAGTAGCACAAAAAACAGGGCAAGGGCAATTAAATTCAAATTGGGGAAGCAAAGGAGCAACAATGGTTGAAAAGGTAGCAAAAGTAAGAGCATTGAGAGAAACATTCGTTGAAGACTTAGCAGGAATGTACGAGGCAGAAGAAATGCAGCAAGAAATTCCTCAGCAAGAACCTATTGAGATACAAGCAGAAATAGAAGAACAAACAGAAGATACAAAAGAGGTATCAATGAATGAACTATAAAGTTATATCAAGTTGTAGCACTGGAAATGCAGCAATAATAAGAGACATAATTTTAATAGATTGTGGAGTTACTTTTAAAAGATTAGAGAAATATTATAAACAATTAAAAATAGTACTCCTCACACATATACATCGGAGACCATTTCAAAAAAGAAACAATAAAGAAATTAGCACAAGAAAGACCAACATTAAGATTTGCTTGTTGCAAATGGCTATTAAAACCACTTTTAGAATGTGGAGTTGAAAGAAAAAATATAGATGTACTTGAAATTGGAACAAGATACGACTATAGGTTATTTAAAATAGTACCAATAAAATTATATCATGATGTACCACAATGTGGTTATAGAGTACTATTTGATGATTATAAAGTTATATATATGACAGATACAAAAACAGTCGAAGGAATAAGTGCTAAAAATTATGATTTATATCTTGTTGAAGGTAATTACGACGAAGACGAAATTGAAGAAAGAATAAAAGAAAAGCAACAAGATTGTAAATATGTTTATGAATTTAGAGCAAAAGATAGTCATTTAAGTAAACAACAAGCTAGTGAATTTTTATTAAATAACATGGGAGAAAATTCAGAATATGTTTTAATGCATCAACATGTGGAGAGGTAAATATGCAAACTACAGGAATTATAAATGATATTAGTATAGATTTTGACACACGAAAACCAAAAGTAAGCATAGTTTTAGATACGAATGAGATAAGTGTTGTCGAACAACTTAAAAACGAAAATAAGCTAAATATTGAGCTAAAGAAATGGTATAAAAAGAGGTCCTTAGATGCTAATTCATATTGTTGGGTTCTATGTGATTTAATTGCAAAAAAATTAACAACAAATGATGCAGTAATAACAAAAGAAGATATATACAAAGATGCAATTTCAAATATAGGTACATTTCAAGCTATGATAGTAGAAGAAAAAGCATTTGAAGATTTTAAGAGAATATGGGAAAGACAAGGCTTAGGATTTCTAGTTAGGGAAGTATCAAGAAAAGATAAGTGCGTAAAAGTACAAGCTTACTATGGCTCTAGTACATACAACACAAAAGAAATGAGTTTGTTGATTGAATTACTAATACAAGAATGTAAGCAATTAGAAATAGAAACCAAAACACCAGCTGAAATCAAGAGTTTGTTAGACAGTTGGAGTGGCACTAATAGATGAACAAAACTCCCCTTTTTATTGTTATTGTTAGTGCCACGCGCCCTTTAAATAAGGAGGCAATATGAAATCGATATTACAAGAAGAAAAAAGATGTTATATATGTGGACTATATAGTCCAGTAGAAGAACATCATATATATTTTGGAAATCCGAACAGAAGAATATCAGAAGAAAATGGATTTAAAGTTAAAAGAAACTTGTGAAAAAAAAGTATATAAATCTGGGACATACAAAAGAAGAATTTATAAATTTAATAGGTAAAAATTATTTATAGGAGGATTTAAAATGAAATTTAACATAGGAGATAAAGTAAGGGTAGTTAGATGCAGGACACACGTAAATTGTAAAAATAATAATACAATAAGGAATATTATTGGTATAGTTGCAAATAGATGTTATCCATACGAACTTGAAGGTGTTAATGAGCTTTTTAGAGAAGATGAGTTAGAACTAGTGCAAGAAAAACAATTTACAAAAGCTGATTTAAAAGACGGAGATAAATGTACATTAAAAAATGGACAAGTTATATTTGTTGACAAGACTTCAAATTATGGTTTTAGCAACATTAATGAACAATTAAAATATTTTAATGATGATGTAAGTATCGTCAAGGTAGAAAGACCAGTAAAATATGAAACAATGTTTGAAAGAAAAGAAGAGATATTAGACGAGGTAGAGAAGAAGTATTTAGCAGATGTTGTTAGACCTTTTAGGAGTAAAGTTAGATCTGTTTATAAGATGGCTTCTATTTGTAGCAATAAAGAATTTATAAATATACAACTGAGAGATGAGAATTTTACTTTACCATACTTTAAAAAAGGAACAATGTACAAAGAAATGCAAACAGGTAAACGATACACATTAGAAAAATTAGGAATATAACAACAAGGGCTAGACAACAAAAACTAGCCCTTTATTTTACGAAAGGAGAAAACAATGAAAGACCCAGCATTTCTATTTTATAGTAGCGATTTTCTTTCTGGAACGATGTTAATGACAGATGAAGAAATAGGGCAATATATAAAATTAATATGTTTACAACATCAAAAAGGTCATTTGAAAGAGAAAGATATATTAAACATATGTAAAACACATAATGAAGAAATTTTCTCCAAATTTAAAATTGATGAAGAAGGCAATTACTATAATGAAAGACTAGAAACAGAAATTAATAAACGCAAAGCATATTCAGAAAGTAGAAGAAATAACAGAAAGAAAAAAGAAGAGAAAACAACATATGAAGAAGATATGAAAAACATATGTAATTCATATGAAGAACATATGGAAAATGAAAATATAAATATAAATAAAAATATAATTAAAAATAAAGATAGAGATAAAGGGGTTATAGGGGAAGAAGAGGAAGAGACAAAAATCTTAGACATGTGGGAGACACAATTTAATGACTTTTATAGCCTATATCCTAAAAAGGTAAAAAAGCAAGATGTGAAGAAATGGTTTCAAAAAAATAAACCATCGAATGAATTGTTTAGTTCTATGTTATATAGTTTGGAACAATTTAGGGCCAGTAAAGAATGGCAAAAAGATGGTGGACAATTTATTCCATATCCTTCTACCTGGTTAAATCAAAAAAGGTGGGAAGACGAAGGTATAGAACAAATGAGACCAATGTCAGCACTACAGAGAGCTTTCGAAGAAGGGAGATAAAATGACAAGACAAGAAACAGTAGTAATATTAACTCTACTTGCTGGAAACTATGAGAGTTTTGCTAAAAGAACCGAAACAGATGAACAAGTAAAAATAATGGTAGATACATGGCAAGAGTGTTTAGGGGATTTAGATTATAACTTAGTTTTACAAGCAGTAAAGAAAACGATAATTGAAAGCCCATATCCTCCTACAATTCATGAAATTAGAAAAAATGCAGTAGAAATGATAAATCCAAGCACATCAAGAACAGCTATTGAAGCATGGAACGAAGCATATAAAATGATTTGTTCTGGCTCATATATGACACAAGAGCAGTTTGATATGGCAAGTCCAGAGGTCAAAAGATTTTTCGGAGATGTTAGGCAAGTAAAAGAACTAGCGCAAACAGATATAGCAACAGTAAATAGTGTAACAAAGGGGCAATTCTTAAAACAATATGAGGTTATAGTAAATAGAGAAAAAGAGCAAAAACTATTACCACAACAAATGCAAAATTTTATAGAACAAATTGCGGATAAAATAAGTGTAAAACAGATAGGAGTGTGATTAACAAATGATTACAGCAGAAACAAGACAAATGAGTTTTAATGACATACAAGATAAAGCAAAAATAAGATATATACAAATTTTAAATAGATTGGAGAAACCTAAAACAGCAAAGGAATTAGCAGTAGAACTATTTGATTTAGGTTTTACAAATACAACAGAGAGGAATTATACAGCACCAAGATTAACAGAATTAGAGAAAATGGGATATGTAAAAACAATAGGTAAAAAGAAATGCGATTATACAGGTAAGACAGTAGCAGTATATGAGAGAACACAGTCAGGATTTGAGGCATTGAATTACGAACATATTCCAAGAATAGATTAGGAGGTAGTTATGATAATAGTAAGTCAAGATAGAGAAGATATTATAAATTTTGATAATGTGAAAATGATAAACAGGGAAGAAAATAGAATTTCAGTTGATGCTAATTTTGGTAGAGGCGATTTCTATTGTATAGCAGAGTATGATACAGAAGAAAGAGCTGGAGAAATATTAAGAGATATTGTACATTGGTATGAGATAGATGCTAAAGTGTACAATATGCCAGAGGACTAGCCTATGAAACAAATAGAAAAGAATACACTATGTTACTATTGTCTAGGCTGTAACAAACAAGCAGATACAGACTATAAGCCAGTAATGAGATGCAAAGATTTTGTAGCAGGAGTTGAAAACTGGCAAGAAAAATTACGAGAGGAGCTAAAGAAAAAATGCCTATAGAAGATTTAATGAACTATATGCTTAATTTATTCAACAATACAGCTAAAGAATTAAGTGAGGAATACGAAAAGCTGAGCCAAAAAGATATGGAATTATCAGATTTAGATCATTATATAGAAAGTCGCAATTTGAAAGCTCCTCAATTAGCAAAAGTAGGGAGACTAAGAAAAACATTAAGAGAAGAACGCAGACAAATTAAAAACAACATAGACACCATAGAGGTAATAAAGAAGTTTACAGACAAGTACAATAACAAGTTAATAACAGGAGATATAATACAAAATCTAAAAGAACAGGGTGTTTTAAGAAAACGACAAGAAAACCCAACATATAAGTATAGGACAAGTATATTAGATAGATTGGAGATAAAAGATGAACAAGTACAAAAATAGAAAAATAGTAGTAGACAATATAAAGTTTGAAAGTAATCTAGAAGCAACAAGATATAAAGAATTAAAGCTGTTGCAGAGAGCAAAACAGATAAGTAACTTAAGACTGCAAGTACCATTTCTGTTACAAGAAGGATTTAAAAAGAACGGTAAGACGCACAGAGAGATAAAGTATATAGCAGACTTTGTTTATGAAGAGAATGGACAAACAATTGTAGAAGACACAAAAGGAATGAAAACAGAGACATTTAAGATTAAGCAGAAATTATTTGAGTATAAGTATCCAGATTTAAATTTGAAAATTATTACAAGGGAGGAAATATAATGGCATTTGATTTAGATGAAGAAGAATTAAAGACTACAAGAAAAATGAACAAAGCAGATAGAAATGAGATAGAAGTTGGAGAATATGTGAGAACAAAAGACGGAAGGATAGCTCAAATTAAAAGCATAGATTATGAAGCTGGAATATATAGATTTGACAGAATTATTTATATCAATGATTTTAGAATGAAAGAAGACGTACTTTACAGTAATGAAATGTTTAAAAAGGTGATAGTAAGACACAGCAAACAACTAATAGATTTAATAGAAGTTGGAGATTTTGTAAACGGATATAAAGTTATATCAGTAGATTATGATGTAATGAATGATACAACAGAATGTATTGAATTAGATTTAAACAGCAATTATCAATATAATTTTATATCAATAAGACAAATAAAAACAATACTAACGAAAGAACAGTTTGAGACTAATTGTTATGAAATAAAGGAGGAAGAATGATGGATAATGAAAAATTTGGAATATGGGGAAGAACTAATCTAGGCGAAATTTTTAGATTTGCTTGGATAGAAGATAGTTTTGGTGTTGTTTATGATAGAAAAATTATGTTACTTGATAATGATGGCAACAATCCAGAAGAATACTGTCTTAATTACGAAGAACATATAATAAAACACAGTAAAAAACTAATAGACTTAATAGAAGAAGGGGACTATGTAAATGGAGAATTAATAACAGATAAATGGGATACAAGAGTATCAAGTATTAGAAGTAATTTTAGTGAAGAAGACATAAAAACAATACTAACAAAAGAAAGTTATATGGCTAATTGCTATAAAGTAGGAGGAGAATAGATATGTTAAAAATAAGAGATGATGTAGATTTAAAAGAACTTGAAAGATTTCATTTTACACACCATGATAAACAAGATGCAAAAATTTGTTATTATAGACCAATGCTTTTAGTTAAGAAAAAAATACCAATTTTAGTAGAAATATTTAAAGATAGGACAATTGATTTTCAATTACCTTTAGATTGTACCATAGAAAAACAAGAAATATGTTTAGAAGAATATATACAAGATTTAATCAGAGCCAATTTAGTAGTAAAGGAGTAAAGTTATGAAAAATATATTAGTAGAAAATTTAAATTTAAAAGAAGGACACGCAGTATGTTTTGACTTTGATGGAGTTATTCATAAATATTCAAAAGGATGGCAAGACGGAAGTATATATGATGAACATAACAAAGAAATAATTAACTTAATGTGTTTTTTACAAAAAGCAGGAATACCGATTTTTATATGTTCTACAAGAGAACCAATGCAAATAATAAGTTGGTGGAATAAACAAGGATTTTGGTGCGAGGCTGTAAGCATAAGTAATGACAAAACATTTTGGAATGATTTGAATTGCATAGGAGTAACAAACAGAAAATTGCCAGCACAATTATATATAGATGATAGAGCATACAAATATAACGGACAAACAATGAAAAAAATAATATTAGATTTATCAGTAAAGGAGTAAATAGATATGTTAAAAATAAGAGATGATGTAGATTTAAAAGAACTTGAAAAGTTTGGATTTAAATACTTCGATAACTGTGGACAATATAAATTTACTGAAAGAAATATTGATGGTGCAACTTATATTTATATAAATGTATGGAATAGGAAAATTGTATATAGACAAGAAAGAGAAAACGATAATATGTGTTTAGAAAAGTTATACAATTTAATCAAAGCAAATTTAGTAGTAAAGGAGTAAATAAGAAATGTCAAGAATTGGGGGTGGAATGAAAAGAGTTAAAATTGGAGATAGGTTTGGAAGATTAAGTGTAGTTAAGGAATTAAAAGAAAGAAGTAAAGATGGACACGTTGTATATGAGTGTAAATGTGATTGTGGCAATACTGTAAAAGTAAGAAGTAAAGAGCTACTTAATGGAGATACAGTTTCTTGTAAATGCTACCAAAAAGAACAAGTTAAAAAAAGATACAAAAATGGAACACAACCAGATAGAATTTTTAGTGATAAATTAAACAAAAATAATAAATCTGGAATAAAACGGAGTGTGTTGGGATAAAAACAGAAATAAATGGATAGCAAGCTTTCAATATAAGAGAAAACATTATTATTTAGGAAGATACAATACAATAGCAGAGGCAGAGAAAGCAAGAAAAAAATTTGAAAATGAAATAAGACAAAAACTAGGAGGTATTTTAAGTGGAAGAATGTAATTTTATACGAGAAGATGATTATGATTATATTATATATGGGTGTAGTAATTGTAAAGAAGTGTGGTGTTTTGAAGATGGAACACCAGAAGATAATAGTTATAATTATTGCCCTAAATGTGGAGCAAAAATAGCAAAAGTTATTGAACTAGAAGAGGAGGACGAGTAGTGGAAAATAGTATAAAAGAATTTGAAATAAAATCAGTTGAAAGAATACCACATAAATTAAAACAAGGTATCCTTTATGTATGCTTAGAATGTCAGGTAGCAGTTCATTTATGTGCGTGTGGGTGTGGAGAAAAAACAGTAACTCCACTAGGAATAAACGGCTGGGCATTAATTTTCAGAGATGGAGAATTAAGCTTAAATCCAAGCATAGATAATTTTAATATTCCTTGCAAATCACATTATTTTATAACAAATAATAAAGTTAGGTGGTGTTAATGTGAAAGAAATAATTAAAGAAATTATAAAAGACACTAATATGACTACGGTTATAATAGGGATAGTAGAAGTGCTTATTGGAGCAATTTTAATTAAAATAACAATAGCAATTTCAGCAATGTTACTTATTCTAGGTGGAATGAATATAGGAAAAGGACTTTATGGTGGAAAGGAGAATTAAAAAGTGAAAGAGAATGAACAGCTACGAACAGAAGTGAACAGCTTAAAGAAAGAGAATGAAGAATTAAATGAAAAAATATTAGACAATGCAGGAATATATCAACTAGGATTTAAAGACGGAGAAGAAAGCTATATTAAAAAAGTAAAAGACAAGATTAGAAAAAATGAAGAAATTATAGATATTAGTAATGACGGAGACTTAATTCATGAATTATATCAAAAAAATAAAGTTTATGAAGAATTATTAGAAAGCGAGGAATAAATGAACGAGGAAGAATTTGAAGAATTATTTGGAAATACGCCGTTTGAGAACATAAAGAAAACACAACAGTACATAAATAAAAACTATATTCCAATTCAAAAAGTAAGAGAAATGAGAGATGAATTAGATAGAACTAAAGCTGAATATATGAAATGGCAAAAACAAGAACTAGGACAAAAAGATAAAATAATAGATTTAATGGCAGAAACAATAAATAATCATGATATAGACGAAGACATCTGCAAACAAATGGGGCAAAAAGCAAATTGTAATGAATTTGAGGATACAGAAAAATGTAAAGAGTGTATAAAACAATATTTTGAAAATAAAGCAAAAGAAATCAGATAATCTGGAGGTACACGTAATGGATAAAATAGAAATGGTTATGATAAATGGAGATACAGTAGTAAAAAAGCAGTTTGAGATATTAGATAAAGATGGAGTCATAAGTTTTGAGTTAGGCAAGTTAACATTAGCAGTTAGAAAAGAAGATCTAAAAAAATATTTGTAGGAGGTACAAATGAGATTAAGCAATGAAGAGTATAAAGAAGCAAGTTTATGCTTAAAAAGGTATAACTACAATTGTCTAAAGATTATGAACATAAGAGCAGATATAATGAGCATAGGCTCTCCAGTATTAGACGGAATGCCTAAAGCACCATATAGCGTATCAGACAGAACATTAAAAGCAGTAATAGAACTTCAAGAAAACGAGCATTTGCAAAAAGCAATAAAAGAATACAAAGCAGTAGTACAAGCAGTAGAACTAGTTAACAAGGATAGTAAATACATATTCGAGGAATTTTATATTAAAAGCAAACCTAAATGGGAAATAATAAATTCTGGAATATCAGAAAGAACATTTGTAAGACGCAAAGGGGACTTAATATATGCAGTACATAAAGAATTAAAAAAGTTGGCGTAAAATTGGCGTAAATTTGACAAAAAAATGTGTTAAAATAGTAGTAGGTCAAAAAGGAGTTAGAGAAATCTAGCTCCTTAAAAAAATAACAAAAAAATAATTTTATTGACAAGTTTCGACAGACTTTTTAAGTAAAGCATGATAGAATCCTTTAAAAGGAGGTATAAATATGGAAGAAAAAGAATTAGAATCAATAAGAACCCAATTAATGGTCGCTTTTGAAATTCCATTCAAGTATGCAAAAGTTGTCAATAAAGAGGGGATTATTGTAGAAATTAGGACAAAAGAAAACGGCCATAATATAGAACATTGTCATGTCACATATAGAGACAAAGAAATATCAATTTCATTAATTGATTATAAAGTTTTATCACAGACAAAAATGAATGAAAAAGAAATTACGGCTGTAACTAAATGTATTAAAGGTAACATAGATGAATTGAGAAACATATGGAAAAAATATCATAACAAAATTGAATTGTAAGAGCTTATAAAATAAGTTCTTACAACTAATAAAGAGCTTACAAATGTAGGCTCTTTTATTATGCAATAAGAAGATAATAATAATACTAAATAAATTATTATACCAGTTGCTAGGTCGCTCCTAGATATGCGTAGTATAAAGTGTGAGGAACCTACGTTGAAAATAAAATTAAAACCTCCTACATATTGCGATTGTAGAGAACTGGAATCTCGTTAGCCTCATAAGCTAAAGGCAGTTGGTTCGATTCCAACCATCGCAACCAAGAAAAAGAAATATCTTTTACGGAGCTATGTTCATAGAACGTGGCTCTATTTTTCTATAATTTAGTATGCAGTGATAAAAAATAATATGTTTAGGTTTTAACGCAGGTAATACTACGGTTTTATGGGTAACTGTTAAAGAACTTAACCCCACGGGGAGAGCATAGCTCCTACATATCATTGCATAGTGAATTATAAAACACAAAAGAGGTATTTTATGAAAGGTAGTATAATAGCGTCTTATATAGACGAAGAATATAAAATAAGAAAAGCATACGCAAACAAGAAGAGACAAAAGTGTATTGTTGAGGGAGAAAAGCAATGTGAGAAATGTGCATATTTTGAGATTTGTGTAGATGTAAAGGAGAAATGAAATGAAGTTTAAAATAAATAACAGAACATGGACAATAGAAGAAAAATCACAAAGTGAAATAAAAAGGATACAAAATCAAAGAAGAGCGAACGAAGAAGAAAACATAAAAAGCATAACTCCAAGATACTATGGAGTTACATATTGTGATATACAAGAAATATATTTAGATAAGGATTTGCCAATAGACAGAAAGAAAGCTACTTTGATACATGAATTGACACATTGTTATATAGATAATTATATAACACATGATGCAAAAGAATATTCAGAAGAAGACGTTGCTGATATAGTATCAAATTCTTATGATATTATTCACGAAATAGTAGATGAGTATTTTAAAGGAAATAAAGATTAAATAGAAAGAGAGGTAATCTTATATGACAGATGCACAAAAAAGATTTTGTGATGAGTATTTAGTAGATCTTAATGCAACAAGAGCATATAAGGTTGCTTATCCAAAATGTAAAAAAGACGAAACGGCTAATGCAGCATCAAGTAGAATGTTAAGAAATGTTAAGGTTCAAGAATACATATCTGAAAAACAGAGAGAGATAGAAAAAAGAACAGAAGTTACACAAGATATGGTAATAAAAGAGTTAGCTAATATAGCTTTTTTTAATATAAAGAACATATATAATGGCAATGGAACATTAAAAGCCATAAAAGATATTGATGAAGAAACAATCAAAGCAATATCAAGTGTAAAGGTCCTACAAAAAGCTGGTGCAATGAAAATAAGCATAGATATGAAAGGAAAAGACAATGAAGTTCCTATTGAGCATATTCAAGAACAAACAATAGAGTTTAAGACAAACGACAAAGTAAAAGCATTAGAACTGTTGGGAAAACATTTAGGAATGTTCAACGACATAAATGTAAATATGAAAAATGCTGTACAAGTAGAGTTGGTAGATGATGTTAGTGAATAAAGAAAGAATTAGTTTACAAGAAATGATTGGAAAAGGATATGCAACACTTTGGAACTTTAAAGGCGATGAAGCTATAATAATGGGCTCAAAAGGTAGCAAAAAATCAAAAACTATAGCTTTAAGGTGGATGAAACTTTTAAAACAATATCCTAGAGCTTGTTTACTAGCAATGAGAGATACAGCACTTACTATAAAAGATAGTGTATATGCAGATTTAGTTTGGGCAGCTAAAAAAATAAAAGTTTATGCCGAATGGAAATTTACAACAAATCCATTGTTAGCGGTAAACAAATATACGGGGCAAAAGATATTTTTTAGAGGATTAGACGACTGGGAAAAGTTAGCATCAATAACAATAGATGACCCTAATCTAGTTTTATGCTGGCGGTTGGTTCGAGGAAGCCTTTGAAATAGATAAAAAAGATACATATGATAAAGTAAAGATGTCTATAAGGGGTAAAATGCCAGAAGGATATTTCAATCAAACTGTGGCAAGTTTCAACCCTTGGAATGAACAGCATTTTATTGTAAAAGAATTAACAAGCAAACTAACACCGAACGAACAAATACTAATAGAAAAAGGCAAACAAGAACTAATAATTGAAGATGAGCAAGAATTTGAATATCAAGGCAAAATGGTAAAAGAAAAAGTAAGTCAACTATTGATGATAACAAATTATAAGCTAAATGAATTTTTGGATGTTAAAGATTATGCAAGATATGAAAAGAAGAAGAAAGAAGATTATGAAGATTACAAAACATCTGGCTTAGGAATACCTGGTGTAAGTAAAGGTTTAATATTTAGAAATTGGCATATAGAAGATACAGAAAAATATAAAAATACATTTGAATTAATTAGAAGAGGTCTGGACTTTGGATATAGTTCAGATCCTTCTGCTTTTTTGCAATTCAATGTAGATCTAAAAGCAAAAAGAATTGTTATTTTTGATGAATTTGGAGCTACAGAATTAACAAATGAAATGTTAGCAAATGAATTAAAAAGAAGAATAGAACCATATGCATTAATAAAAGCTGATGCAGCAGAACCTAAAAGTATAGCAGAATTAAATAATTTAGGAATAAATGCAATACCAGCACAGAAAGGACCTGATAGTGTGTTACATGGAATTAAATGGCTAAAAGGGTTTGAAATAATAGTTGATCCTAAATGTAAAGGATTAATAAATGAATTAGGATTATATAGGTGGAAAACAGATAAACAAGATAATCCATTAAATATACCAGAAGATAAAAACAATCATTATATAGATGCACTAAGATATGGTAGTGATGATTTATATTTAAGAAATTAGGAGGCAGTTAGATGGCGATAGAAAGCAAAATAATAAAAGAACTAATAACTCAATTTAATATGTCAGATGTAAAAAAGAAAATGCTAGAAGGCGAAAGGTACTTTAGAGATAAAAATGATATATTAAAAAAAGATTTAAAAAGTTATACAGTTTTTGATCAAAAAACAGGAAACAAAAAGAAAATTGTTAATGAAAATAAATCAGACGAACATATACCTCATGGTTTCTATTGGAAGCAAGTAAATCAAAAGAAAACTTATGTGTGTGGAAAGCCAATAACAATATCATATAATATTCCAGTTGACGGCGAAAAAGAAGATACGCCTAAAAAAGCTGAAAGAAAAATAACTAACATGGTATGGAATACTTTAGGAGTTAATTTTGAAAAACTTATAAAAAACAGACTAAAAGAAGCAAGTAATAAGGGACGAGCATGGCTACATCCTAATTATAGAAACGGGAAATTAGTATTTGAAAAGTATCCGTCAGAAGAATGCATACCTATTTATGACAACGAAACACAGACATATTTGACGGCTTTTTTGCATTTTTATACAATACAAGATTTAACAGGAGACAAACTAGAAGATAGAACATATGTTGAATATTGGGATGAAAAAGAAGTAAGATATTTTATTGAAACTAAAGTTGGAGATACAACAGTATATTTAGAGGATGTTACTAGAGAAAGGCCAGAATGTCATTGGTACAGAGAAATATATGATAATGCTCTAAACAATCTAAAAGGAATAGAAAAACACAGTTGGGGTAAAGTACCATTCATTGAAATAGAGAACAATGAAGAAAAAATGACAGATTTAGAACCAATAAAACCACTAATAGATGCATATGATTTAATAAATAGTAATTTTGTAAATACAGTAGAAGATTTAAAAGAAATTATATGGCTTATTAATGGATATGGGGCAGAGGATTTACTTGCACTAATAGAGAACTTAAAAGTTAATGGAGTAGCAAGAACAAATGATACTGCGGGGAAGATAGATGCAAAACTATTGCCAATACCATATGAGGCGAGACAAGCATTGTTAAAAGGATTAAAGGAGCTCATATATGAATTTGGTAGAGCAGTAGATACAAGTAATAAAGATTTAATAGGGCAAGCTCCAAGTGGCGTTTCGTTAGAGTTTTTGTATACAGACCTAGACATGAAAGCAGATGACAGTATAGGTGGACTCACAAGTGCTATATATGAAATTTTATGGTATGTATTGCAAGATTTAAAAATGCAAAACAAGATACCACAAGAAATAAATGAGTTTGATTTCAAAATTGAATTTAATAAATCGAGAATATTTAATGAAAATGAAAAAATAAATACATTAAATAATGACAATATATTAAGCACTAGATCAAAGCTTGAAAAACACCCTCTTTGTGATGACGTAGAAATAGAACTACAAAGATTAAAAGAAGAGCAAGAAGAAAAAATGAAAATGCAACAAGAAATATTTAATAATGCAGGAGGATTTGAAGATAATCATAGTAATAAAGGTAATCAAGAATAGAGGTGATTAAATGGCTAGAAAACCTCTAGACTATTGGGAAAAAAGACAAACAGAATTAATGAAAAGACTAGAAAAAGGTACAGAAAATACTATAAAGGGTCTAATAAGGTCATATGATCAAGCTACTAAGAATATAAATAAAGAAATTAGTAGAATATATAAAAATTATAGCAAATCGGATATACTTGATAAAAAAGTCCTAAATCAGTTATTAAACAAAAAAGAAACAGATACATACAGGAGAAACTTATTAACTACAATAAATAATAATATAAAAAATGAAAATATTAAGCAGAAGATGTTATTAAAATACAATTCATCTGCTTATTCTTTTCGTATATCAAGATATGAACAATTGCAAGAAAGTATTGATTTAGAATTAAAAAAATTAGCAGATGTAGAACAACAAATAACAGAAATAAGATATGTAGATACAATAAAAGAAGGATATTATCATAATATATATAATGTTCAAAAAAATACTGGATTAGGATTTAATTTTTCACAAATAGATAATAAAACAATAAATTTATTATTAAATGAAAAATGGACTGATAATGCGAATTTTTCTCAAAGAATATGGAAAAATAGCGAAAAATTAGGTAATTATTTAAAAACACAATTAACTGCCGACACAATGTCAGGAAAAACAATACAAAAAATAGCTTCTGAATTATCTGGTTATATGAATGTTGGTTTATACAATGCTACTACATTGGTAAGAACAGAAGTAAATCATTTTGCAAATGAAGCGGAAATGTTATCTTATGAAGAATTAGATATAGAAAAATATAGATTTATAGCAACTTTAGATAATGTGACTTGTAAACATTGTGCAGAGTTAGACAATAAAGTATTTAATTTAAAAGATAGACAGCCACGGTAAAAATTATCCACCTATACACCCAAACGACCGTTGTACAACAGTTGCAGTATTTGATGATGAAGTAACAGAAGGATTGCAAAGAAGAGCAAAAGATGAAAATGGAAATGCTATATTTGTACCACAAGATATGGACTATCAGCAATGGTATGATAAATATATAGATAAAGATGAAGGAATATTACAAAGGATATTTAATAAAGATGGAAGAATAGATTATAAAGATATTACTAAACAAAAAGATAATATAATAAACATAGCATTTAAAAATGAAAATATAAAAAATATTGCTTTAAATACCAACATTAAGTTAATAAAATTAGGTGGGGATAAGGCATATCATAGAAATGGAAATATAGTTTTAAAAACAAATTATAATAATCATACAGTAAGACATGAAGTAGCTCATGCGATAGATTATAATAATAAATGGTTATCATCAAATAATAGATTTAAAGATGCTATACAGAAAGACCAAAATATAATTTCTCAAAATAAAGAATTATATAAAAATATTATTAAAAATAATAGAAATTGTATAGAGCTAAGTGATATAATGAGTGGAATGACACATAATGAAATAAGTGGCAGATATAAACATGATAACAAGTATTGGAAAAAGAAAAATAAACTTGAAAGAGAAATATTTGCTCAAATGTTTACAACGGCAGGAAATGATGATTTAAAACAACTAGAAATATTTCAAAAATATTTTCCTAATACTTTTAAAGAGTTTGATAATTTAATAAGGAGGTTATTATAATGTTTGTTGAACTTATAGATGAAGAATTAGAACAAAAATTAGATGAATATGAAGCTATATTCCCAGAGGGATTTCCTTTAATGCAGTTTGACGGAACAAGACAAGAGTTAATAGAAGAAATAGATAAATGTATTAAAACAAAAAAAGAATATGATACAAGTTTTTGGGATGAAAATTCAGATATTGAAACTTAAAAGGAGGAAATATGAAAGAAGGAATAAAGCAAAAGAACTGGTAAGTAAATTGAATTAGTTATTAATATTTTAAAATTATAAATCAAGAGCTAGAAATAGCTCTTATTTTTATGCCCTAGATATGGCTTTAAACTGTCTATTTTTATTACTCATTTGCTTGTGAGAATAAACAAAAAGCAACTTTTCGTACTGGTAGCACCAGAATAAAAAAGCTAGAAAGGTAGGACCAATTATGGAATGGTTAAAAGAATTATTAAAAAATGCAGGAGTAGAAAATGTAGATGAATTAGAAGGAAAGATATCTAAAGAATTACCAAAATATTTTAAACCTGCAAAAGAGTTTAACGAAATTAATGAAGAATTGAAAGTAGTTAAAGGAGAAAAGAAAACATTAGAGGATGACAAAAAGAAAGTTGAGGATGAGTATAACAACTTTAAAAAGGGCTCAATTAGTCAAGCTGATTATGAAGCTAAGAAAAAAGAAATTGAAGATAATTCAAAGGCTGAAATAGAAAAAGTAAGACTAGAAAGTAAAATAGATTTAGCAATAAATAATGCTAAAGCTAAAAATGTTAAATCAGTAAAAGCAAATCTTGATTTAGATAAAATCAAACTAGATGGAGATAAACTTTTAGGATTTGACGACCAAATAGAATCATTAAAGAAAAGTGATGCATATCTATTTGAAATTGATAAAAGTGTGAATAAAGGATTAGACGATGATAATCCAAATAAAAGAAAAGAAGATGGCGGAAGTTATGATGATGACGATTTAGATAATTTGTCAGATGAAGAATTTTTCGCACTTCAAGAAAAAAATAAATAAGAAAGAAGGAATTAATTATGCCAAACAAATTATTAACATGTCAAAGAATAGCAAGAGAAGCATTACCAATGCTAGTAAATAACTTAGTAGTACCTGAGTTATTCTATACTGATTATAGTAAAGATTTTGTAAAAGAAGGAGATACAATCCAAGTTGAAAAACCAGCTCAATTCGAAGCAAAGGATTTCAAAGATGAAGTAACAATTCAAGAAATCAATCAAAAAAGTGTTCCAGTAGTTATGGATCATATTGCAGATGTATCTGTAGAAATTACATCTAAAGAATTAACTTTAGATAGAGTAGCATTTAATGAAAAAATATTAACACCTATGATGGAGGCTATTGCAGAAAAAATCAATAAAGAAGGTCTTGAAATGTACAAAAATGTTTATAAAACATTAGGTGCAGCAGGAACAACACCTTCAACAATAGAAGTGATGGCAAATGCTAGAGGGTTATTAAATAAAGCTAAATCTCCAATGGGAAATAGATATGCTGTATGGGATCCAGACGCAGATGTAAAATTCTCTACAATAGATGCAATTTTACATGCTGAAAAATCTGGAAGTACACAAGCATTAAGAGAAGGTTCTATCGGTAGAATACAAGGATTAGAAAACTTTATGTCTCAACAAGTTGCAGTACATGAAGCTGGAACATTTACAAAAGTTACAACACCAAAAGCAAATGCAAAAGCAAATAAAGGAAGTGACACAATAGTTCTTAAAGGTGGGGCTGCTTCTGAAACATTAGTTAAAGGAGATTTATTAATAGTAGATGGACAACAATATGTTGTAATGGAAGATGCAACAGCAGATACTGGTGTAATAACTGCAAAAGTATATCCATCAGTTGTAAAAGAAATTGCAGCAGATACAGAGGTAACATTTATAGATAAAACCTCTGGTGGCCATGTTGCTAACTTAGTATTCAACAAATTAGCATTTGCTTTCGTATCAAGAGCGTTAGCATTACCAGTTGATGGTAGGGACTCTTATGTAATTTCTTATAAAGGATTAAACTTAAGAGTTGTTTACGGATATGATATGAAAACAAAGAAAAATATGCTATCTATTGATACTATTTATGGATTTGCACCATTATATCCATCATTAGCAGCAGTAGTACTAGGATAATAAAAGGCAGAGAAATCTGCCTTAATTAATTTATTAGGAGGAATGGAAAATGAAATGTCCAATATGTGGAAAAGAGTTCTCAGAACCAGTATTACCTTTACATATTGCAAGATGTGAAAAAGGTAAAAAAATAGAAGAAAACAAACCTAAAAAGATTGAGCAAATGAATAAAGAGGAACTATTAGCTAAAGCAAAAGAATTAGAAATAGTAATTGAAAAAGTAGAAGAAACAACAAAAGCTCAAATAATAGAAATGATTAAAGAAAAAGAAACACCACAAGAGTAGGTGATTTTATGAAACTATTAGATATAGTAAAAGAAAGACTTGACATTGAAAATGAAAAGCAAGATAAAAAAATACAAGGTTATATTGATGATATTACTAATAAAATAAAATCTAATTGTAATAGAATAGATTTGCCACAAGAATTAGAGTATTTAGTTATTAGATATGCTATGAATTGTGTTGTATTTTATAAAAATGGATATGGTGAAGGAAAACAAGTTGTATCTTCTATGACAGATGTTAATCAGTCAGTATCATTTAAAGATGTTGGAGCAGTTACAGCAGATGATGTAAATATGGATAAATACATAGAAAAAAACAAAGATGAAATCTCTATGTATGCTTATATGAGGTGGTAATTATGCAAATACCTGAAATATTTAAACAAGCAATAGCTGATACATTCTACGATAAAGATATAGAAATATGGACATCTGGAACGATAAAAGATGATGAGGGATGTGTTATTGGAAATGGAAAACTAGAAAAGATAGATAGTTTTAAAGGTAATTTTCAATTTTCTACAAGGGAGTATATTCAACAAGAGTATGGCAAAGAAATAGAAGCTAATGCAATAGTTACTTGTAACGAAACAAAAGCCGAAATAGGCAATATTCTTGTATATGACAATAAAGAATATACCATAAAAAGTTTGGTGCCTTCTGACAGCCATATAACTCTTTTAGTGGGTGATAACAATGGCTAGTATAGAAGGATTAGATGAATTACTTGCAACTCTATCTGGATTAGGTGGAAATGCAAAAGAAAGTTGCAGAAAAGGACTTGAAAGAGGAGCAAAGAAGATACAAAAAGATGCTAAATATTTAGCACCTGTAAAAACAGGACATCTTCGTAACTCAATAAAGACTAAATCACAAACAATACAAGATGGAGCAGAAGCACAAGTATTTTCAAATCTTGAATATGCACCATATGTTGAGTTTGGAACAGGTCAAAGAGGAACTGAAAGTAATATAGATAGACCAGAACGGAATATCTTATAAGGCTGACTGGAAAGGCATGAGTCCAAGACCATTCTTAACACCTGCATACTTGCACGCAAAGAATACAGGTGAAGTAGAACAAGAAGTAATTAAATCAATACAGCAAGATATAAGAAAGTTAGGTGGTAAATAATGAAAAATTTAAAGCCACAAATATTAAAAAAATTAGAAGAAATCTCCGATGTAGAGGTTTCTTATTTTTATCCACAAAAGTGGGGTGAATTAGATAAAAAATCTGCTATTTCTTATTATGAAATGGACAATTCAATGTCTAGTAAAGCAGATGATGAAGAATATAGCAGTAATATTTCTATTCAAGTAGACATTTGGGCTAAAAGTTCAAGTAAATGTTCTAAATTAGCTATTGAAGTAAATGAAAAAATGGAAGATTTAGAGTTTGAAAGAACATTAGCAATGGATTTATTTGAACAGGAAACAAAAATATATCACAAAACAATGCGTTTTGAAAAAGAAGAAATTTTATAAAAGGAGGGCTTAATTATGCCAAAAAAAGCATTAAGAGGATTAAGTGGAATTAAAGTATTTGAATTATTAGAGAATACAGAAACAAATTATAAAGTGGGAGAAGCTGTAAATATACCTTATGCACAAAAATTAACAAGAGATATTCAAACATCAAATGATCCAATATATGCAGATGATGAGATATATGATGATGAAGAAATATTTGATGGAGAAAATTTTGAATTGGAAATTCCAGAAGCAGATTTAGAATTAATGTCTATTTTCGAAGGTGGAAATTACGATGAAGAATCAAAAGAATATTCTTGGGGACCAGACAATCAAAGTAAGGATTATGCAATGACATTTAAAGCTAAAAGAAAAGACGGAAACTATAGAATGTTTAGATATTATAGAGCTAAATTTAAGAAAGTAAAGCAAGATTTACAAACACAAGACAATGGAACACAAGTTGCTATATTAACAATAAGTGGAACATTTTATAAAAGAGCTTTATTATCTGACCCTAAAGTTAGAGTATATAAAGATAGTACAAGTTCAACTGATTTAACTTGGCTAGATACAGTACCTACTATACCAACACCACAACCATCAGAAGGCCAAGGATAAGACGGAGAGTAGAAATACTCTCCTGAAACTTTTATTAGGAGGAAAAAATAAATGACAAAAAGTAATGAAACAAAGAGTTTACCAAAAGTAAAAAGAATACATGGTGTAGAGATTGAAAAAAAGCCTTGTGGCAAATATTTTGAAGCTCTACAGACTTTAAAGGATTTGCCAGAAGACTTTATAAAAGAGTTGTCTGACAATGGACAAGATTTCAAATTATCAGAAATGTTTACAATGGAAAATATAATGAATTTAGTAATGAAATTATTAATTATATTACCAAACTTTACATTTAATTTCTTATCTAAATTAATGGAAATAGATAGAAATGTATTAGAAAATCAGCTTACACCAAAGGAATTACTAGATGTTATACAAGAGTTTTGGAAAGTGAATGAACTAGAAAGTTTTTTCGACCAAATGAAGCCAATATTGAGCAAGATTACAACTCTAATTGGCTTCAAAGAACAATTGCAATCTGCATCAAAATAGGAATAAGTAAAAAAGAATTTTTAGAAGACTATTATCCGGATGAAATCCCAATTATAATGCAAGAATATGCAGAATTAAACAAAGTAAGCAATAGTGATGAAGAAGAAGTAGAAGCAGAAGACTTTTAAAAATTTGACCCCAAAAGATATTATTTTCAATTTATATATGTTATACTCTTATTAGGAGGGGATAAAATATGGAAAAAGGAAATAATGAAAAAAATACAACTGGTTGTTTGATAGTATTTTTAATAGCATTTCTATTAATATTTTTACCAATATTAATAGGAATGATAGCAAATAATATCAATACTTCAAATCAAGCTAAACATGAAATGAAATTAATAGAAGAAGGAAAAGTAAAAACACATAATGAAGTAATAAATGAAATTGTAGAAATATTAAAAAATAGAGACGAAGAAAAGTTAGAAGAATATTTAGCAGATGATTTTATATATTATAAAAGTAAAGAAAATATAGAAAATAAATATGTAAATTACTTTTTTAATGATTTAGATGTGTTAGTTTCAAATTTTGAAATTGAAAATACACAAGATGCAATTGGGGATAATGAAGCTTATGAAATATATTGGAATGTTATAGAGAAAAATAAAGAGTATGGAATAGATAAAAATAGTAACTATTATTGTTTACAAAAGATTAGAATAATTTTGGAGAAAGTAGTTAAAGAAGAAATAACTTACGAAATTGAAAGAATAATTTTATTTTAAAAGATAGACACTTACTTAGGTAGGTGTTTTTATTTTGTCTGAAAGGAAGTGAAAAAAATGGCAAGTGAAACACAAATAGGTCAACTAGTAATAAACTTAAAGATAAAAACAGAAGCTCTTGAAAAAGGTTTAGAAACAGCTAAACAGAAGCTAGAAAAAATTGAACAAGAAAATAAAAAGGTTCAAAATAGTAATAGTCAATTAGATGCTAGTTTTATAGCAATGTCTGCAAGTATAATAGCATCTTTAGCAAAAATAACATCAGCAATAGAAGACGGAGTAAATAAGTATAACACATATACTAATAGTATGAAAGCTCTACAAAAAACAGCTACAGCTACTAATAATTCAATGACAGAGATTGAAGATACAATAAAAGATGTAAACCAATTAAAACTTATGGATGACTCTGATGTCATAGCTTCTACTAAGAATTTATTAACATATGGATTTACTGTAAAACAAACAGGGGAAATATTAAAAGTTTTACAAGATGCAGCTGTAGGAAATAGACAAGCATCATATTCTTTGTCAGAAGCGGTAAGGGTAACAACGGAACGGAATTAGGATGGAAAACTCTGTTTTATCTGACGCAGCTGGAGTACAAAAGAATATATCAAAAATGTATGAAGATTATGCTAAAACAATTGGAAAGAGTACAGATGCATTAACACAAGCAGAAAAAGCACAGGCAGTATATAATGGAATAATGGACGAAGCGGCAATGTTTAGTGGAACAGCAGCTGAAATGTCAAGTGGATATCAAGGACAGCAAGCACAATTAAATGCAACAAATTTAGAGTTAAGTAGAAACATTGGAGAAAGCATGATACCTGCGTTAACACAATATAGTACATTACAGTTATCAATCACTAAACAATTGGCTGAGTTTGTTAAAGAAAATAAAAGTGCAACTAGTGGAATAATAACATTTACTACTACATTATTAGCAATGATAGTAGGATTAACTGCTGCGAAAAAAGCATATGTAGCATATAAAACAGCAGCTACTGCAGCAGATATGACAACGAAAGCTTTTACAGTATCATTGTTAGCAAATCCAGTAACTTTAATAGCTGTAGGAATTGCAGCAGTAGTAGCAGGATTAACAGTATTTGATACAAAAATGCAAGAGACTATAGATAAGATGGAAGAAGCAACAGAAAAATCAAAGAATTTATCAGAAGCGTTGGCTAGCTTTAGACAAAATAATGGAACTTATACTGCTGGAGAAAAAGAAACAGTAGAACAGGCAAGGAATGAAGCACAAGAAATAGTAAATATATATGAACAAAAAAATAATAAAATCCAAGAACTTGAGAAAAAAAGAAGTGAATTAGTACAACAATTTTCCAAGGGAGAAATTTTAGAATTTCAATATAAAGCACAACTTAATACTCTAAATACACAAATATATAATGCGCAAGAAGCCCTTAAAAAGTTTCAAAAAGAAAAAATGATAGATGGATCTACTATTGATCTTTATAAAAATAAAGTAAATGTTTTAAATAAATCTTTAGAAATAAATGCAACAAAACAAAAATATGCTAGATTAACAAATCAAAAATCACATAGAGAAACATTAATTAATATAGCACAGACAAAAGCTGACATTCAAGGTAAACAACAGTTGTTAAATATATTAAAAAAAGGTCAAACAGCAACGGAAGAATATTCAAATGCAAAATCACAACTAGTAAAAGTGTATCCAGAATTAGCTAAAGTAAATGAAAATACTATAGCAAGTACTCAAAACGCAATTAATGCTGAAAATGCTGCAGCAGATGCTGAGTGGGCTAATGCACAAGTGGCAATTCAGGCTAGTATATTAGAAGTTAATGCAATGATGAGTAATAGTGAACAAATACAAACTATAGCAAATTATACTAAACAATCAGTCGAAGAAGTTACGGCATCTTTGCAAAATCAAATCAATGTTTTATCTAATTTAGCAAAGTTATCTCCTGCAGATTTTAAAGGAAGCGTAACAAGCTCATATACTCCAAAAATAGCATCATCAGGTACATATTCAAATAAACGACTTGACAACTATAAGAAACAAATAGAACATAAAAAGACGCTAGATCAATTAAGTACAAATCAAGAAATCTTAATGTGGAAATATGCTTTGAAAAAGTATGCTAAAACAGCAGATGAAAGAAACGAAATAAGAGAAAAGATATATGAACTAAATAAAGAATTAGCACAAAAAGAGAAAGAATTGTTAGAGCAAAAAACAGAAGATTATGAAAAATATATACAAGATCAAAAGAATGCAAGAGGTGCAGCATACGATATAACAGAGCAAACAGCAGACTATAATAAAATAATTCGAATGCACAGAAATTATTTAAATCAAATAATGAAAGATGAAAGATTATCTTTAGATGAAAGAAAAGAGATATACAGAGAAGAGCTAAATACTATTCGTGACTATGAGCAACAAAAAAGAGATTTAAGAGTAGAACAGATAGACAATACAGTAACTCAATTAACTAATGCTATTACAAAACAATTAGAAGACATGCAAGAAAAAGATAAGTCCTTTATAGATTCTCAAATAGAAGAGGTAGAAAAATTAAAAGAAATTCGTATTAATGCTATTAATGCGGAATATGACGCAAAAATAGAAGCCATAGAAAAAGAATTAGAAGCATTAGATAAAGCAGAACAACAAAAATCACGAGACGAAGAAGATGCAGAATATGAAAGAAAGAAAAACAGACTTCAACAATTAATAGATTACGAACATGATGCAACAACAAAAGCTAATTATCAAAAAGAATTAGACAGGTTAGTAGCAGAATATCAAAAAACATTAGATAGCAGAGCATTAGAAGATAAAAAAGAAGCTTTAAATGCTCAAAAAGAATTATTACAAAAAGAACAAGATGATAAAACACAAGCTATTGAAGATGAAACAGACAAACAAAAAGAGCTGTATAATAAGCAATTAGAAGATTTAGAAGATTATTACAGCAAGCAAATAGACAAAGCAAAAGAAACAGCAGAAAAGATGTTATTGAACGTAGAACAAAATCAAGATAAAATTCTAAGCTTACTAAAAAGTTATGGAGATGCTTACGAAATAACTGGACAAACGTTAGGTGAAAAGTTAGCTCAAGGAATTAACGAAGGAATAACAAGTAAAATAGAAAATATGATACAAAGGGTACAAGACACAATAAACGCAGGAATAGAAAACAAAATAAAAGAATGGACATCAGGAATGTATAGATATGAGGCAGGAAGTAATAAACCTAAAACTCAAACAATTAATGTATATCAAACTAATAATATTGAACAAAATCCAGAAATGCCAAGTGAAACATACAGAAAATTAAGAAACATAGATGAACAATTAGCATCTAGTTTAGCAGGAATGTAGGTGGTAAAATGCAAAAATTAGAAATAATTAATTTGGCTTTAAATGAAAACATAATATTTGATAGTGTAGGAAATCCAGAAGAAGATATACTTTTAAGTCATATTGAAGGATTAGGACACCCGCGGAGCAACTTCACAAAAAAGCCAAGGTGTAAATCAAGATGGATGTAATAGTGAGGACAGTTTGCTAGATGCAAGAGTTATTAAATTAAAGGCAACAATCAGAACCAAAAACAGAGTAAAATTATATGAATTAAGGCGAAAAATAATGCGAATAATAAATCCTAAAACATATAATTCTCAAACAAATAAAAGGGGAGAATTATTGATTTATTATACAAACGACTATAAGAAATATAGAATTTATGGGAAAGTGGAAGATAGTGCGGAGTTTAATGATAGAAGGAATAATCATGATACTGCAACTATCTCTTTTTATTGTGAAAATCCTTATTGGCTAGATGAAAATGGACAAGATATTGATATAAAATCTGTTTCAGGAGGATTAAAATTTCCTCTTACACTTGCAACTACTTTTTCTAATGTAAGCTTTTATAAAGAAGTTGAAAATTTGGGCGATGTTGATGCACCAATTCAAATAGAATATATTGGACCTGCAAGTAATCCTAAAATAACAAATGAAACTACTGGCGAATATATACAAGTAAATATGGAACTTGGAGAGAAAGAAAAATTAGTAATAGATACGAGAGAGGGCAAAGAAACAGTTAATCTGATTACGCCTTACGGCACTCAAGATGTATACAATAAAATAGATTTAAAAAGTACATTTTTTAGTTTAATTGTGGGAAAGAACTTAATTAAGTATAGTTCAGATATAGAAGGTGCAAAAGATAGAGTAACAATTAAGGACTATACAAATAAGTATGTAGGTGTATAGATGAATTGTATAGAAATAATAAATACGAATTTTGAATTGCTTGGTATTATTACTAATTTTGAAAGCCTTATTTGTGTGTGGAACTATTATGAATGTGGAACTTTTGAATTAACTATTAATAAAAATAAAGCTAATACTAATAAGTTAAAAAAGGACAATATGTTAATAGTTAATAAAAGAGATGACAAGATATTGTTAATAGATAAAATAGCAACGAGTACTAACAAAAATACTAAAACTATGAAAGTTACAGGATATTGCATAAAAGGTATTACAAAAAGAAGAATAGTTGCTACAAACGGCTATGACAGAGTATCAGAAGATCATGCAGAGAACATCCAAAAACATTATTTAAAAAATCATTTAGTAGAAAGCTATTACGATAATATAAGAACGCCTGAAAGGGACATTTCTTGGATTAAAATAGCACCTTCGCAAAATAGAGGAATAAAAACAGTATGGCAAGCAAGACTAACTAATTTGCATGACGAAGAAAAACATATAAGTGAAGATACAGGGTTAGGTTGGTATGGTTATCTAAGTAGAACTGAAAAATGTATATATTTTGATAGTTTAAAAGGAACAGACAGAACTGTAAATCAAGTAGAAAGTCTAAATACACACAAATTTTTAAAAGATTTCACACATGAACAACTACAAGCTTATACGCACGAACAATTACAAGGAACAATAAAACATCCTTATATTATATTTAGTGAAAAAAAGAAGAATTTACTTGAAGGAAAGACAACAGACGATAACTCAAATTATAAAAATGTTGGATATGTAGCAGGTAAAGGAGAAAACGAGGATAGACTTATAACTGTTTTAGGAACTGCAACAGGTTTCGATAGAAGAGAAGTTTTAATAGATTTAAATAATATAGAAGATGTAGATGAACTAAAAACAGAAGGACAAAAGAAACTAGATACATATAAAATAATTCAAAGTATAGAAGGAAAAGTATATCAAATTCCAAATATGGAATGGGAAAAAGATTTCTTTTTAGGAGATTTAGTAACTCTTGAAAGTGATGGAATATATGAAGATAAACGTATAATTCAAGCAAAAGAGATATACGAAAGAAACAACAAAACAGTTGAACTAGGCTTTGGAGATAAAGTACCAAGTCTAGGAGAAGAAATAAAAAGAATAATAACAAGACCTATAAACTAGGTCTTATTATTATGGAAAGGAAAAATTATGTCATTAGAAACAAGTTTAAAGAGTTTTCCATTTGATAGTATGGATGTTTTAAATTCAGACAGTGGAAATATGGAACCAGATAGGCTTTATGAGGCTGAAATGTTTAGAAAATATTTTGCTAAATTTCTAAGCAACGGGATTTATTTTGGACAATATAAAAATTATGGCGAAAATGGAATGAAGGTTAGTGCTAACGGAGGACTTAATATAAAAGTAAATGCAGGAGCTGGAATCATAGAAGGTGCAGACTTTGAAAATGAAGAAGACAAAATATTCACACTAGAAAGACTAACTAGTGGAAATCGTGTTGACAGAGTGGTTGTAAAATTAGATAAAACACTAGCGGTGCGAGAAACGAAGTTATATATCAAAGAAGGAAATGGTACAACGCCAGCTTCATTGCAAAGAGATAACAACATTTATGAAATATGCTTGGCAGAAGTAACCGTAAAAAGTACATCTAACATTGAAGCATCAGATGTTATTGATAAAAGATTAGATAAAACACTTTGTGGAATAGTTAATTCTTTAATCAGTGTTGATGGAGAAGAATTATATCAGCAATTTCAAGATTATATAGATTCTGTTATTGAAAATCTTGTAAGAAAAGACCAAGATAACACAATAACAGGAAAACTAGTAGTAAATGGAGGTGTAGAGGCAAATGTCAAAGGAAATTTACAAGGCAATGTTACTGGTAATGTCAGTGGTTCTTCTGGTAGTTGTACAGGTAATGCTGCTACAGCTACAGTTGCAGATAGTGCAAAAGAATGTACACGGAAATGCTACTACAGCTACTACAGCAAGTAACTCGCAAAAATTGGGAGGAAAAGAAGCAACTGATTATAAACTAAAAGGAGATTTTGCAGTTATAACAAGCAGTTTGATTACGCCTGATACAACCAGCACAAGCGTCCAAGGAGCTGTAGATATAAATTATCCAAAAGGATTCAATAAAAATAATTCTGTGATAATTAGTCTTATGTCAAAAAATAACAGTATGAACAGTGAAGCAAATAGAAAATGGAGTACAGTTGGAATAAACAGTAGTGGAAGTGTGGTAAAAGGAAATTTAGGATTAACAGCTTCGCTAAATGAAGAAAATATTACGGTATGGGTATCTAAAATGGCACAGGAAGAACAAAGCAAGAATATAGGAATTAAATTAATTCTAATGAAAGTTTAGGTGGTATAAGTATGTCAAATTATACAGAACATTATAATTTAAAGAAACCTTTAAAAATAGAAAGCTACGATGTAGGAGTAGCTAATACTAACAATGATATTATAGATGAAAATTTGTATAGAAAGGTTGACAAGGTTCCAGGCAAAGGGATGTCAAGTAATGATTTTACAGATAATTATAAACAAAAACTTGATATGTTACAAAATATATATAAGTTCAAAGGCTCTGTTGAAAATTTTACAAAATTAAATGAAGTAACGGAACAAAAAAGTGGAGATGTATATAATGTTATTTCGGAAAATAAAGATTATGCTTACAATGGAACTGAATGGGTATTATTAGGAACAGCAGTTGACATAGGCAGTACAGCAACTAAAGCTGAACTAGCACAAATAGTCGAGCATAAATACTTTTTAAAGCTAACAGCAGATGTGGCAAAAGGTGGAACTATAACTTTACCTTGCAACTACAAAGTAGGTACACATTGTTTAGATGTGTACTATATGGGAGAACTACTAAGATTAAGTAGCGACGATGTTGGGACAGATGGACATTATCGAGAAGTAGGACAAGCAAATGAAGTAAGCAACCAAATTAAAACAACTAGTGACTGGGGCTGTGATGTAGGCGAATATTTTGAATTTGTTGTGAGAGGAGAGTATTCAAATGTTTAATGCATGGAGTAAAATAAAAGAATTGATAAATAAAAAACAAAATATATTAAATATTACAACTGGAATCGAATATGAAACAGGCAGAATTATAGATGGCAAAAAGGAATATGGCAAAAGAATCAATTGTGGAAATTTGCCAAACGCAGAAGCAAAATATGTGCAGACAGGACTCCAAAACATAACTTTGACTAAAGCAATTGATGGAGTTATGTTGAATGTTAATTCGCAAAGAGGATTACCTGCTCCTAGCATCACATCAACAAATACGATAATGATATATCTTAATGGCACAGGAACAGCTTTAACAATCAATACGCAATTTAATTGGTCAAGTTATACTGCTTATGTAGAATTATTTTACGTGAAAAATTAAAGGAGGAGAGCATGAAAGAATTAAACAATATCATAAATATTCTTCTTGCAAACGGCGGAACAGTTACTATGGCTGTTCTTTTTATTATCTTTTTGTATCTTGATAGAAAAGATAGAAAAGATAAAGAAACTCAAGATGAAGCTAAAAGGAAGGAAGAACAAGAAGAGAAAAAAGCAGAAAGAGAAGCTGCTGGCAAATTGTTGGGTGAACTGTCAGCATCCAATAGGAATATAGCAGAAAGCTTAAACTTGTTAAAAACAAGTATGGACAACGCTAATACAGAATTTAAACAGCATGACGAGAGAGCGATAGCAGGTTTTCAGACAATACACGAAGATTTAATAATTTTGAAGGAAAGGAGAGATTAGTTATGTTAGAAAAGTTAGCAAAACTAATTAATGTAAAAAGTATAGTTACATTAGCATTAACAATAGTAGTAGCAATACTTGCTTTAAAAGGAAATTTCGATATAAAAGAAATTTACTTAATGATAATAGCTTTTTATTTTGGAACTCAGTTAAAAGAAAATAAGGAGGAAAAATAAATGGAAGATGAAAAAATAGAAGTAATGAAGCCTGTAGAAGAACCTACAGAGGAGATTTTTGAGAAAATAAAAGATGAAATCGAGGTGATAGAAGATGAGTAGAGTATTTAAGAATAAAGGCAATGTAATCACACAAGTATTTAAAAAAGGAGTGCATAATGGCATTGATCTAGTCGGCACAGGTTATACATTAGATTATATTACAGCACATTCAGAAGGAACTGTTGTAGCAGTTAGAAACAATTATAAAACCAACGACAAGTATGGTTGCTCTTATGGAAATTACGTTAAAATAAAACACAATGGATATTATACACTATATGCGCACATGAAATATAATAGCGTAACAGTTCGAGTAGGACAAAAAGTATCGAAAGGACAAGTTATTGGTTACATGGGAAATACTGGGCATAGTTTTGGAGCACATTTGCATTTTGAGGTAAGAGATAAAAATGACAATTTTATAAACCCAACAAAATATATAAATGCAAATTTACCTTCAAATGACAGTAAAAAATATAGTAAAGGCAGATACAAAGTAGATTGTGATGTTTTAACAATACGAACTGGACCAGGGACAAATTATGATTGGAAAAAATTCAATCAGTTAACGCCAAACGCACAGGCACAAATAAAAGAATTATCAGGCTACAAACCAAACGGATTAGTAAGAAATTGTATCTGTGATGTATCAGAAGTAAAAGGTAAATGGGGGAAAATACCATCTGGTTGGATTTGCTTAAAATATTGTAAAAAAGCATAAGAGCTAGGCTATATGCCTAGCTTATTTTTTTGCCTAAACATTGACAGCAATTTTATTATATTATATAATATTGAATGTCACATAATAGTAAGTATGTGACATTCGTTGCTATACAAATAATAACAATTATAAAATTCAAGAATATGTATATAATAAGAACAGGGGGAAATTATTATGATGATTGCTAATCTTGAAGATACCGAAGCCATAAAGTTAGCTAAATATATATATGGAAAATATTTAAACTATGATAAGAATACAGCAAGACGAATAATATCTCCAATAAAATTACAAAAGTCTTTGTATTTTTTATTTGCATATTGGGGTTCGTTTATTAGAATGAATAAAGAAAATGCAGATAGTGTAGAAGTTAATTACTCAATATATGATGAGAATTTATTTGATGATAAAATAGAAGCATGGACTTATGGACCAGTAATTCCATCGGTTTTTAGTGCTGAAAAGAATGGAGTATTAGAAGAAGCAGAAAACAAATATTTAGAAGATGATATTGTAAAGAAAGAATTTGTAGACAATTTATTAGATCAATTATTCGAAATAGACGATTTTGGTTTAGTTAGACTTTCTCATGAGGATGAATGCTGGAAAAGAAATTATGTGGAAACTGATGAGAAACATAATAGAGAAATACCTAAAGAGGAAATCATAAATGAGTATTTTACGAAATCGATTAAATAATATAGAATCTCAAAACAAAGGCAATATATTTAAGCATGAAATAAGTAAAATAAACAGAAAAGGAGCAAGTATTATAAATACATCTCCTTTTCATTTTAAGAAATTTATTTTTAATGGTAATTTATATTCTATAAAAATACCAGAAGAAAAGTTTACAAATTTTATAAGAAGTTATGATGGTAATACATACTATGAAATACTAAAGGAATTATTTAACAAATTATATTATGATAACTATAATATACTTGATGATTTTGTATTAGATGAAAGTAACTATAGTGATATATCTGCTCAAGCACAAAGACTAAAAAGAATTATTATGTTTGCAAATGATATAAGAAATATAGAAGATGTTCCTAAGATTAATGAATTGATTCCAGTAAAAAAATTAAAAGACAAAGAAAAAAGATATAAAGGAATAAGACTGTTTGTAAATGTAAGAGAAAATGGTTACATAGATTTATATTTAATAGATTTGTACCATTTAGGAATAGATGCTTTTAATGTAACAACTCAAAATTATAATTTAGATAGAAATTATAATAGTAATGAAGATTGCAAAAAATGTATATCAAGAATTGCAGACAAATACGAACTAAAAGACTAGCAATAGTCTTTTTTTGAGGCATATAACTTGTTGTCTCAAAAATAAAAACGCCTTAAAATCGATTCTGGAGCGTCGATTTTTCCTTAATTTTACGCGATTTTCTAGTCGACACAGTTCGACACAAAAATCTTACAAAATGTGGTATAATAAATCAAGGAGAGTGATTAAGATGAAAAAGATGTATCAAAAATCACTACGAAAGATGAGAGAATTACCAAAGATTGTAAGTAAGAAAGAATGGGACAAGTATGCTATACAAAATAATGTGCTAACTGCTGAAAGTTTACGATATATAAGCAATAAAAATTTTAACGAACTCTGCAAAGAAGTGAGAGCTAATTAAAAGTTAGCTCTCTTTCATTTTGACGTTTATAAGTAGATCTATAATTTGACTAACTTCAAGAACTTCTTTTGAATCTAGTCCAAAAATTTCAATTTTATTATGCATCTCTTCTCGTAATTTTTCTAGATCCAATTCACTGTAAAACAAATCATCTATTTTAACATCAAGAGCAGTGGCAATTATGTGCATCGTTTTTAAACTTGGATTAAACACCTTATTATTCTCTAATTCAGATAAATAAGAATAAGAAAGACCAGTTAATTTCATTAATCTATACAAAGTTATATTTTTAGATTCTCTAACATTTTTTATAATAAAAACAAACATAAATTACCTCTAAAGTTATTATGCTCAAATTTTATTATAATTATTTGCAAAATTCTATTCTTCGCTCCCAGCGAACTATTTAAAACTTGAAATGCCTAATACAAGCACACTTGTTTTTCGACAAATGCTCTAAAACGCTTGAAAACACAAGATTTTGTCGAACGATTTTAATTGACTTTGTCGGATTTTGTTATATAATGAAACCATAAAAAAGAGATAGCTCAGCTGGAACTGAAACTATCTCAAAGTGTATATTATATCTCAACATATACATATATAATATACACTCTATTTTAAAAAATGTCAATGGGGGTATATTATGGAAGTAGTAGAAATAGTAAAAGATAGAGTAAAATTAAATGAAAAATTATTTAGTGAGGAAGAAACAAAAATGATTTTAGATAATGTTGAAGTGTTTTCTAGGATTTATTTATTAGGATTGCTTGACAAAAAACAAATGTAAGTTTTTTACAGTTGATTTTCCCACTTTTTTCCCACTCGAGTTTTGAAACTTTGAATAACATTGTATAAGTTATAATTCAAAGAATGCTGATATTTAAGCGATTACAGAGATTTTGTAAAACAATGAAAAAGCATTAAAATTAATCATGGGTTCGATTCCCGTAGGGGTCACCAAAAGAAAAAGATGGAAAGCTTAA